GGTCTTCTGTGGCTATTGTAGACCCTTATGAAGTAAACTCTTTTACTCCTGACTTTGTTCTTGACTTTAAGAACTCAGTATATAAAACAGGTGGTACAGACACTACTTTAAGCTCTGCTGTAACTCACACTCGTGCATCCTCGGCTACAATGACAAACAGTGATGGTGATCTTGTAACAGTAGGTAACAACGTAGCTAGAACAGGACATCACGTCTACAATGGTTCTGCTTGGGTTAACGAAGGCATACTCCACGAGAGTGAAGCTAGGACTAACTTGCTGACTAGCTCTGGTGATTTGACTGGTACTGGTTGGACTGGCGGGGCGACTGCATCCACAGTAACCACAGGTTCACCCTTCGGTACTTATCAGACTCTTTCACCTACTGGTAACGGGGTCAATCTAGCTTTAGCGCAAAGATACCAAATCGGCAAACCCATTACATCAGGCTCAACCTATGTTGGTTGGGCGTTGGCTAAGTATTCTGTTGGTTCTGGTTGGTTCGTAGTCAACATGTACGACACAGGCAAGGGTAACGAACAGGCTTACTTTGATTTACAGAATGGCGTAGTTGGTTCTAAAGAGAGCCTTATCATAGACCACGGAATGGTAGACTATGGTGATGGCTGGTGGTTATGCTGGGCTTCCAGTAATGCCGCTTCTAACAATGGTGGTGTGTCTTATGAGATGCCCAACGGGGATGGTGTTCAGAGTTGCACCGCAACAGATGTTATCCTAATCGCTGGTTCACAGTATGAACTAGGCTCAACCCCATCAAGCTACATCCCAACATCGGGTTCAACTGTAACAAGGGCGGCTGATACACTAACAGTCCCTGCGGCTAATCTACCTTATAGTTCTACTAATATGTCTATCCAGATGGATGGAAGAATGACTTATGCTGATGATGGTGCTACTGCATTCTTCTATCGTTGGCTATTAAGTCCAACTAACTACGCTCAAACCGTTTTGCAGACAACTGGAAGTTATGAGGGGCGTATACGTTTTTCACAAAGAGAAACAACCAGTGGGTATGATGAGGTCGTTACTAGTAATTCTTACTTTACCCCTGACATTAACGTACCATTCAACATTTCTTCTCGTCACGGTTCTACGTTCCTAAACGGGGCAGAGGGTGGTACAGCTCTTACAGCCGACACAACCGTTACAGCTTTACCTGACTTGTCCTCTAGTGACTTACTCCTTGCAAACACCTTCATGGGTACAATCGGCAAGTTCAGAGTGTGGGATGAAGACTTAACAGACACAGGTATTGCGGAGGCTTCAACATGATAGAGGAATCAGGAATAAAGATTGACTATTATCTTAAGTTAGCTAATGAAGCATCAATGGCTACAGTCTTGTCAGCTTTCTATAATGAAGACAGTGAGTTTGTGCCAAACACATCTGACTATAGCATCGACATTGTAGGTACTCTACACGAGCCTACAGGCAACACCCTGACAGATGATGACGGCATGGAGTATCCTGAGATGCAAGCTATGACAGGCTGGCATGTGAACATTAGATTAGTAGGTGATGCAGTTAGAGAAACTGTAGAAACATTAGACACATCTTATGGTGTGACACCTGAAACACCAATGAGAGTTTGGTTATAGGAGGATCTAGACTGATGGAAGAAGTGTTTGATATAGACAACCTACCTTCTGAAGAAGTTATTAACAAAGCAGATAAACCCTTAAATAAACCTTTTAGACTACCAAAGGGTTCTAGTAAGAAGTTTGGTGTTTACGTAAACTCTGGTGGTAAGACTAAGAAAGTTACTTTCGGTGATCCTAACATGGAAATTCGTCGAGATGATCCGAAAGCTAGAGCTAACTTTAGAAGCCGACACTCATGCAGTACGGCTAAAGATAAAACCTCAGCAAGATATTGGTCTTGTAGAATGTGGAGTGGTAGTACAGTGGGAAGTATGACTAAAGATATTACAGGTCAAATATTAAAGACCGATGAAGAACAACGCATGGTCTATGGTTGGGCTTCTGTAGTAACCGAAAAGGGTGAACCAGTAGTCGATAGACAAGGCGATGTAATTAAACCTGACACGTTAGTAAGTGCCGTAAACAAGTTTATGGAGCATGTACGTGTAGGTAAAGAAATGCACAAGGGTGAGCAGATTGGGGCCGTTATCCATTCTATGCCTATCACTAAAGAAATTGGTGATTCCCTTGGCATCCAGAGTGACCGAGAAGGTTGGATAGTAGCGTTTAAAGTATATAACGATGATGTCTGGGCTAAGGTAAAATCTGGTGAACTAGCCGCCTTTAGCATTGGTGGCAGAGCAACAAAGGAAGACTATAATGGCTAACCTTTTAACCATGCTTGAATTAGACGAATTATCTTTGGTAGATCGTCCTGCCAATGCTGAGGCAATGGTATCATTATTTAAGCGCGACAACTTCGACGGGGAAACTATGAACGAAGAATTAGAAACAACAGTAAAAATGTCCGATGAGATGTTAGGTAAACTAAAGCCTTACATGGACAAAGGTATGTCTGAAGAAGAAGCTATGAAGGCTTATGACGAAGACATGAAGAAAGCAAAAGAAGCTGAAGTAGACAAAGCTAACGCTGAAGTCGAAACTCTTAAAGCAGAGAATGAGCGTTTACGTAAATCTCTAATTGAGAACGGCTACATAATCAAATCAGACGCTATCGAGAAGAAAGCTCCAGAAGAGTTTCTTGAGTACGAGGGCGACAAAATAAACAAGGCTGACATTCCAGCACCTATCTTAAAGGCGTTAGAAGAAGCTGAGTTTGCTAAAGCTGACTTAGAGCTAACAACAAAAGCAGAAGAAAACCTTCCTAACTTTGACGTAGCTACAGCTAAAGAATTAGTCAAATCATTTGAGGCTAATGAAGAAGTTATGGGTGTACTAAAAGCCGCTGATAAAGCATTTGGATCATCTATGGAAGAAGTAGGCAAGGCAGATGTTGATGGTGAATTTACTACCGCTTCAGATAAACTTGACTCACTTGTAAAGTCTTATATGGACACTAACACAATGAAGAAGAGCGAATACGCTGTGGCATACTCTGCTGTAGCAAAGACCGATGAAGGTAAAGCTCTTATCACTAAATCCTATAAAGGGGAATAATTATGGCTGTAACGCAATCACGCGACAACCGCACACTAATCGCTGGAGAAGATCTTAGCACTTCTCAATTCTTATTTGCAAAAATGGATGCCGCCGCTAAAGCTGTTAAAGCTGGAGACGGTGAAGGTACTATCGGTATAATTGCCGTTGGAGCCGCATCTGGAAATGCTTGCACAATAACTCACTCAGGTAAAGTCATGGTAAAATGTGGTGGAACTGTAACTATAGCAGACGACGTGGCAGTAGATGCCGCTGGTAAAGCTGTCAATGCGACCTCTGGAGACATCATCGTTGGTCGCGCATATGAAGCAGGTGTTGACGGTCAAATCATCGCAATAGAGTTGATCTTAGCCGCTAACGCACACGCTTAATTAGAGGAATTATATTATGCCATTATTAACACCATCCAGTGTACATCTGGATCAACCACTTACTAACTTGACTATCGCTTACGCACAAGCAGATACAAACTTCATTGCGGATAAAGTATTCCCAATCGTTGGTGTGCAGAAGCAGTCAGACAAGTATTACATTTATGACCGTGACAACATGAACCGTACAGGGGACGTTAAGAAATTAGCTCCACGTACAGAAGTAAACCGTATCGGTATGTCACTATCAACAAGCTCATACTTTGCAGACGTATTTGGTCTAGGTATGGACTTCGATCAACAAACACTTGCTAACGAAGATGCCGCTTTGGAAATTCGTTCAGCTGGAGCGCAAACACTTGCGACACGTTTGATGATCCACCGTGAAGAGCAATTCGCTTCAACTTTCTTCTCAACTAACGTTTGGGGAACAGAGTATGATGGCGTAGCTAACGGCGACAACAACTTAGACTCAGAGTTCACATACTGGTCAGACTACACAAACGCTACACCAATCGTAGACGTTACTAAAGCACGTCGTGCAATGCAACTTAAGTCTGGTGGATACAAGCCAAACACAATGGTTGTAGGTAAAGAAGTTCGTGACATCTTAATTAACCACCCAGACATCCTAGCACGTTTAAACGGCGGATCAACTGTAGCTAACCCTGCATTGATCACAGACGCTAAACTAGCTGAGATCTTTGAAGTGTCTAATTTCTATGTAATGGAAGCAGTCAAGAACGACTCAGCAGAAGGTATTGCAGAAAGCAACTCTTTCATCGGTGGTAAAACAGCTATGTTAGCACACGTTGCTCCTTCAGCTGGATTGATGACACCTATGGCTGGCGGTACATTTGCTTGGAACACTTTAGACGGTGTAAACAACTTAGGTATCACAGTTGAGTCATTCTCAGACGATGCTCTTAAGCGTCAACAGGTTGCAGAACACATCCAAGTT